AGAAGAACAACCTTGATGTGCAACAAGTTGCTGCGGTTCACGATGAATACCAACTGATGTGTGATCCGCTCCATGCTGACACTGTTGGTAAGATCATGGTTGAGGCTATCCGCCGTGCGGGTGCTTCGTTCGGCTTCCGATGCCCGTTGGATGGCGAATACCGTGTCGGTAAGAACTGGGCGGAGACTCACTGATGGAACAGCCACTCGACTTCATTCCTACTGAAGAACTGATTGCAGAGATCAAACGACGCTACGACTCGATGTTCTTCATCGGGTACAAGCGCACGACCAAAAAGAGTTCTGATTACCACTGCGCGACGAACGCAGATCCACACGAGGTCATTGGCCTTCTTGAGATGGCCAAGGACATCGCCAGAGACATTGGAGCATCCGATGAGGAATGACATTTGCTACATCGCAATCGATGGACGAGGAGGCTCGGAAAACGCCGTCGATAAACTGAGCCTGATCGGTAGCAAGGCCAAGGATAAGTTTGGATTCGGAGAGGTCGTTGTCCTGTCCGCAGTTCCACCGAAACTCACATACTCGAACGTCTCCGTTAGAAGCATCGGGGAGATGAGCCTTGCCGAGTACAGTGCGTTTGTTTTCTCCAAGATCCACTTATACACAGACAAGCCTTACATCCTCATCTACCAAGACGATGGGTATGCCTTGAACAAGGATCGATGGAACCCGAAGTTCATGGACTACGACTACATCGGCGCACCGTGGCCAGAGCGATTCAACTGGTCTGCGAAGGGCTACAAGGTTGGTAATGGAGGCTTCAGTCTCAGGACTAGGAAGTTCTGCGAGTTCTGCTCGACTCTTCCGTTCCCAAACCAACCAGAGGACATGGCCATCTGTGTCTTCTACCGAGATTTACTCGTGAAACGCGGATTCAAGTTTGCTGACCAGCATCTCGCTAAAGAGTTCTCCTGCGAATATCCGATTGATGAGTCTCACAGCCTCCGCACATCTTTTGGATTCCACGGAAAGCACAACTTGAAACTCGCAGAGGACATCGCAAATGACTGAGAGACTTCCCGACAAGTTCGACCGAGTCCACATCGACGGAGACATCCTGATCTACGGGATCTGCTCCGCTTGCGAATACTGTGCGAGGTTCGATGAGGATCTCGATGTGGTGTTCTGTAACTTGAACGAGGCGTTGGGGATGGCAGAGGCGACCATGGCTAAGTACACGGCCATGACCAAGGGAAGCCTGACCATTCACTTCACAGGCTCTGGGAACTACCGCAAGGAGATCTACCCCGAGTACAAGGCGCATCGCAAAAAGGTCCGCAAGCCCGCTGGGTTCAGGACTCTCAAGGAGATGCTGGAGCAGAAGTACCACTGCATGACGGAGAACGGCATCGAGGCTGACGATCTGATTGGCCTGTGCCACACTCGTGATTCGCATCGTGGTCTTACTTCTTTGATCATCTCCACCGACAAAGACTTCAAGACCATTCCCGGCTGGATCTACAACCCAGATCACGACGCCTTTACTTTCGTAAAACCAGAAGAGGCTGATCGGAACTGGTTGCTTCAGACTCTTACTGGAGACAAGGCAGACGGCTACCCCGGCCTTGAAGGTGTTGGCCCCGTGACTGCTGCCAAGATCCTGAAGCAGGGGACTTGGCAAGAGGTTGAGGATGCGTATGTCAACAGCGGCTTCACCCCCGAATATGCGTTGAATCAAGCGAGGCTGGCTCGCATTCTCCGCATGGACGAGTACGATTGGGACAGCAGAAAGGTACGACTATGGCAACCCGCGACGAACTGATGGAACTCCACAAAAGCCTGTGCGATCAGGCCCGTGAACTTTCTCGCAAGAAGAACCACGACTACAGCGGAGGCAAGGACCAGACCCACGCCTTCCTGAACTTCATCAAATGCGAGGAGCTTGGTTTCTGCAAGACCGAGACTGGTGTTCTTGTCCGTCTCAGCGACAAGCTCTCCCGTCTCAACACCCTTGCGGATTCAAGCCTCAAGTATGAGGTTTCCGATGAGAAGGTTCTCGACACCGTGCTGGATGTGATCAACTACATCGTGATCTTCTACGCCATCCACAATGAGCGGAAGAATAAGGAAGCCGCAGGAGGTTTCTTCCTTGAATGAGTTTAAGGACGGCGAATTTCCGCCTGTTCCCTTGAGCTTACTTAAGAAGCTTGAGGAACTAGTTCCTGAGAAGTGTCCCGATCTCTCCATGGGGGAGCGGGATATTTTCTTCTACGCAGGGCAACGCGCGCTCGTTAGAACCCTGTGGCAAGTCTACAACGAGCAGAACGAGGTGCAATGATGTGTGTTGGCGGTGGACGTACTTACCAAACAACGGTTGAGAAAACAACTCTTCCTGCCCCAGCTCCGATGGTTGCTCCGCAGATGATGCAGTCTACTCCTGCGCCAGCAACTCCTCGTGACGAGATCACTTACAAGAAGAAGGGCAAACGCGGTCTGACCATTCCTCGCACAACTTCCGTCAATGTTCCGGGAGCCTGATCATGCCACAAACCGCGAAGGCAACCTACGCCAATCTTGAGAATCAGCGGCACAGTTATTTGCTGCGAGCCCGAGATTGCGCTCGACTGACCCTGCCGCACCTGATGACGGATGACGGGGATCAATCGGCTCAACGCCTTCCGACCCCCTACCAATCCGTAGGTGCGCGTGGCGTTAACAACCTTGCTTCTGCACTGCTGTTGTCTCTACTTCCCCCGAACGCTCCCTTCTTCCGATTCATCTTGGACACGAAAGCCCAGATGAAACTCATGGCACTTTCGCCCAATGCGAAGGGGGAGGTAGAGACAAGCCTTGCTGAACTTGAGCGTCGAGTCAGCAAGGAGATCGAATCTCTCGGCATCCGAAGCAGCCTGTTTGAGGCTGTAAAGCAACTGATCGTCTGTGGATCTGTTCTTCTTTACTTCCCAGACGATGGCCCCATGCGTGTCATCAAGCTTGATCGTTTCGTAGTCAAGCGTGATCCAATGGGCAATGCCAAGAAGATCGTCATCAAGGAGACAGTCTCTCCGTCGATGCTTCCGGAAGAGATTCAACCTTTCGTTCGCTCGTGTATGTGTTCCCACGAAGACACCGTGGACATCTACACTTGCTGCCACACCATGCCAAACGGAAAGGTCGAGGTCTACCAAGAGGTAGAGGGAGAAATCGTTCCAGAGTCTTACGGTGTTTATCCGATGGAACAGAATCCGTTCCTTGCCCTTCGGATGAATCGTGTGGATGGAGAAGACTACGGACGCTCTTACGTTGAGCAGTACCTCGGAGACTTGATCTCACTTGAGAGTCTGTCTAAGAGCATCGTAGAAGCCGCAGCAGCCGCCTCCAAGGTTCTCTTCCTTGTGAACCCAACTGGAACCACCCGTGCCAAGACTCTGGCTCAAGCCCCCAACGGAGCAATCCGCGAGGGCATGGCGGCAGACGTATCAGTGCTTCAGGTGAACAAGGGTCAGGATCTTCAGGTAGCTTTGACTACTGCTCAGGGAATCTCAGAGCGTCTCAGCTATGCCTTCTTGCTCACTGAGGCTACAATCCGCAACGCAGAGCGAGTGACTGCTGAAGAAGTTCGTCTTGTCACCCAGAGCATCGAGCGGCAGCTTGGTGGCATCTACTCGATCTTGTCTCAAGAGTTCCAGCTTCCGTTGGTTGGTCGGATCATTGACCGTCTTACCAAGAGCCGTCGTATGCCGAAGCTCCCCAAGGACTTTGTCACTCCGACCATCGTCACAGGCATTGATGCTCTTGGACGCGGTAACGACCTCAACCGACTGGATGTCTACCTACAGGGCATCGGACAGATCCTTGGACCGCAGATGATCCAGCAGTACATTGATGTCCGTGAATACATGAATCGTCGCGCAGCCGCACTTGGAATTGACACGGCTGGGCTGGTAAAGACCGAAGAGCAACTCGCTCAAGAACAGCAGATGCAGATGCAATCGAGTCTGCTGGCAAACCATGGCAATGAAGTCATCAAATCGATGAGCGGCATGGCTCAAGCAAACATGAGATCGCAAGCATGAGTACCCAAGTCATCTACAAATCAGAACAACCCGTTGATGAAGCCATGGCAAAGGCCGTGGCAGAAGCACAGGCAGCAGAGAACACTCCCGCACCCGTGGAGCGTCCTCAATGGTTGCCTGAAAAGTTCAAGTCGCCTGAGGATCTTGCCAAGGCATACTCCGAACTGGAGAAGCGTTTCTCGACCCCTGCGGAGAAGCCCAAGGCTGAACCTCAGACTGACGCTGGTACTCCGAGCGGCTTGAACTTCGAGCCTTACGCTCAGGAATACGCAGAGACTGGCGACTTGAGCGAAGACAGTGTGCAGAAGCTTGTTGCACAGGGCATTCCTGAGAATGTCATCCGCAACTACGTCGATGGCGTCAAGGCTGTTGGTGAGCGTCAGACCCAGCAGATCTACTCGATGGCTGGCGGCGAAGCCCAGTACAACTCGATGCTGGAGTGGGCCGCTGACAACCTTGAAGAAGGTGAGATCGACGCCTTCAACGAGATCATGGACTCTGGAAACAATGCATCCATGCAGATGGCTGTCCGTGGTCTTCAGGCCCGTTACGTCCAGACCAACGGTCAACCCGCCAAGCTGATTCAGGGAGATGTCATTGGACCTTCTGGTGGTGTCTTCCGCAGCGTTGCTGAAGTTGTTTCCGCCATGAAGGATCCACGCTACTCCAAGGATCCTGCGTACCGTCGTGATCTTGAAAACCGCCTGAAGAACAGCAATGTCTTCGGCGTCAACAACCGATAAGGAGCAAACATGAAGTCTTGGAAGACCACCGTTGCCGGAGTTGCTGCAATCCTGACCGCTGTCGGTGCTGCACTTACGGCTCTCTTCGACAACGATCCCAACACCGTGTTCGATGTGGCTACGACCAGTGCGGCAGTCATGGCTGGCATTGGCCTCATCTTGGCACGAGACAACAATGTTTCCAGTGAAGAGGCCGGAGCCAAGTGAATGCAATACTCACGACGCTGGTGGTGGCGTTGCTTGAGTTCTTCGCGAAGCTTGCAGCAGGATCCCGAAAGGCCATCGAGGCTAATCGGGATCCTGCTGTTTTGCGTCGTGCTGGTTCTCGGATTCGCCAGTGGATGCACAAGAGCCGTACTGATTCCGGAGTCAAGTCCGATCAGGATCGGCCCTAAAGCAAAGGCACGGGTCTACGCCTACATCGAAGGGGAATGGACACTTATGGACAACATTGTGGACATCCCTGAAGGTTGGTATGTAGTTCCTCCTAGCTTTGTGGAGGAATCTAAGGAAGTTTCACCTTCTTGACGGGTGAGACGAGTTGCGAGTTGTGGCCCCATGCGTGGGATAACCTCAAGAGTAGCGACTAACGGTCAAGACTTTCACACGCACTCTTTCTAGGAATCTCTAACAATGGCAATTCAATCACAGCCATCACGTCTTGGTCAGGTGAATCTGGCCAACGACGTAGATGCACTCTTTCTCAAGGTCTTCTCCGGCGAAATCATCGCCAGCTTTGAGGAAGCGAACCTCATGCTTCCCATCACCAAGGTCCGCACCATCAGCTCGGGCAAGGTCGCATCCTTCGCCGTGACTGGCGTTGCGTCGGCTCAGTACCACACGCCGGGTGAATCGGTCCTCTCGACTGGTGACACTACGGGTTACGGTACTGCTACGAGTGGAAGCGGCGCAGGAACGAACCTTACCGTCGCATATGACGGTGGATCGAACAAGTACCTCCAGCGTTTCCGTCACAACGAGAAGCAGATCTTCATCGATGATGTTCTCGTCAGCTCGGTGTTCGTTGCGGACATCGATGAACTCAAGAACCACTACGATGTCCGTTCGACCTACTCGAAGGAAATCGGTCGTGCTCTTGCGTACACCGCTGACAAGAACATGGTCCGTACCGTCATCGCTGGTGCTCGTGTGGCTACGGACCGCTTTGGCGGAACGAATGCGGCCTACCTCGGTTCTCAGATTGAGTTGACGGGCGCGACGGTCACTTCTGAGAACATCATTGCCTCCCTTTTCACCGCTGCTCAGAAGATGGACGAGGCCAATGTTCCGACCGATGGTCGTTACGCGCTCCTCACTCCGGGCAACTACTACAGGCTGGTCAACGGTGACGGCGCGAAGATTGCAATCAACAAGGACTACGGCGGCAACGGAAGCATCGCCAAGGGTAACATCGTTGAGATCGCTGGCATCACGGTGATGAAGTCAAACCACATCCCGACGGCCACCGAAACCAGCTCGACCAATGTCCACAATGCTTCGGGCATCAAGAACGATCCTTTCGGCAGCGGCGGCGTTGGCTACGGTCAGGCAAACTTCGGCACGACTCAAGGCATTGTCTTCCACACGGATGCCATTGGTACGGTCAAGCTGATGGATCTCTCGGTCGAGAGCGATTACATCATGGATCGTCTCGGTACGCTCATGCTGGCGAAGTACGCAATGGGTCACGGCATTCTCCGCGAAGAGTGCTGCTACGAGATCATCAACGCATCCTGATGAATCCTCAGCCTAACGGCTGAACGCACAACA